CAGCAGCAAGGCGACGGCTGGCGTATCGATGATGCGCTCAATCGCGTACCGCTGATACGGACGCGGTGTGAATGCCTTGTCCAAAATACCGTTCACAGAACGTTTTCACCTCCTCATACGACGCGATCACCGAATACTCGAAGCCGTATCTTTCAATCTCCGCTTTGACAGCCTTCTGCGATCGTCTCAGTCGACCGCCCGGCGCTTTCATCTCGGCAAAGATACATGTGCCGCCCGGAAGCAGCACGATCCGATCCGGCACACCTACGCGCCCGGGTGATACGAATTTAAGTGCCAGCCCGCCGCGTTCTCGAACCGCATTCACAAAACGACGCTCAATCTGTCGCTCCAGCATCCCGTGCCCCCCGCTCTGGTAAAGACCACAGCCATACATCTTTGCTAATATGTACCGACCTCACATCAAGTAAAATCTTCGCCTTTCGCAATTCTGCTTTTGTAAATCCTGCGGCTATAGCTGCAGCCCGAACCTCGCTCACGTCTCGTGCACCATTCATCAAAACATCACGTAGCCATGTGCAGATCATTTTTCATCCTCCGATCCAACGCTGGAACCATCAACCTTCACGCGCGTATATACACATTACGCGTTAGGCGTATTAGGCGTGTATATGTTCTTTTTTATACCTAATACAACATCTATATATATAAATGAAGTTACCAAAGTTACTTACCTCCTAAACTGTTGATACTGCTACATTTTCACGGTAACATTGAAAAAGTTATCGAGGTTACCGAAGTTACTTTTATTATCTTTATATTAGAATTTTCTGCGGGGTAACTTCTGTTTTTCTCTGATACGATACTTCCAGAGTTACCGCCCTAATCCCTTATGCGACAAGGATCCGCGGGATTTAGCCTAGCGCTCGGTAACTTTTCTGTTACTTTACAAAGTCACCGTCTCGCACCCCCGAAAAAATCCTTTTTGAACGCCGTACCGACGAAATTTTATCGGTTTTGCCGTCCGACTCCACCCATCGGTTCGCCGCAAAACGTCGTTGATTTCAATCGCCTGTGTACGCGTCAGCATCTTCGGATCACCCTTCAGCAGTTCGACCCAAATCTCCAACGCGCAGACACGGTTACGTTGTACTGTGCCTTTAGGCATATCGATGCCTCCGCCGTGAATGAAGTCGCGGCGCTCCCCGATATCAAGCTCCTCCCAGTTCTTTGGAAGAAGTAGATCAAGATACTCGCGTATGGGCCCGGTCAGCGGACTCTCATCCGTGTGCGCTGCTTGAAGTTCTAGCGCTTCAGTTTCCGCACTTTCGCCCAGATATAGGGGCTCACCGCCTCTGAAAGCATCGGCCGCCTCCGCCCATATTTGGTCGATTACATCGTCCGTGAGATCCTTGAAGGGGCTCATACGCCGCCGCTCCTTGTCTACTGTTATGGGCCACCAGCGGCGCCCGCCGGAGGGGTCTCGTATGAAGTCTGAAACGTTCGTCGTGGCGAAGAACACACACTGCCTCGGATGCCGCTCTGTACGGCGTCCGTAGGCCGCCCGAAAGGCATCCTCCTGCTTCGAGATGAACTGCTTCGTCGCCTCGAAGTCGGCCTTGCGTATGGCGGCCAGCTCCGCAAGTTCGATGATCCAAAATCCCTGGATATGCTCCATAGCCTCTTTGCCCTGCACAGTCGTGAGGCTCTCGGAGTACCAGCCCCGCGCAAGGCGACTGAGGATGTAGCTTTTGCCCTGTCCCTGCCGCCCGATCAGCGTCAAGACGTTGTCAAACTTGATACCGGGGCGCAGGATACGGGCGACCGCCCCGACGAGCGACTTCCGCGTCATGGTACGGTTCAGCCCCGTATCCTCGGCGCCGAGGTAGTCGATGAATACCGTGTCGATACGCGGGATGCCGTCCCACGTCAGTCCCTCGATGTAGTCCCGCAGCGGATTGAACGCATGCCGCGTCGTGACCTCACTGAGGGCATCTTCAATCATGCCCTTGCCTTTGATGTTGTAAACTTCCTCGAGGTAATTCCGGAGGCCGCTGTCGTCGCTATCCGCCCATACGGAGCCGCGTGAGAGTTTCCGCCACGGCAGGTTGCGAAGTACCGTGATCCGGTGCGCGAAGTCGTCCATCGCGACGGCGCCGATCAGCCCCGGATCGTTCTCGAGAATCAGCTTGACGTTGCGGGCGGAGCTGAGATACTGCCCCTTGCCGTTCACATCGAGCTTCGTGAGCCAGTTCTTATCGGTCTCCTTAAAGTCCTGACGCGCCTCGGCGAGCTTCTCCTCACCGAGTTGGATGCGCACCTCGTCGTCTGCCGCCGCGAGCTCCTGCATCGCCGCAAAACTCGGGAGCCGGTTTGCGGGCGTGCCCTCCGGCTCGTCATCGTCGCGGTCTCTGAACTTATGGATACGCACGAGGTCAAAGGCATTGACAAGCCGCCCGCAGCAGGGATCGGTCGAGTGGTGACTATAGAGGAACTTTCCGTCCTCGTAGACCACAGCACCCGCGGCGGACGTCCCCGCGTTATAGGTGTAGCGGTCGGACGTATCGCACTGCGTATAGACACCGGGCAGGAACTTCTCCATCGCGGCAGGGACGTTATAGGCGCGGCAGAACACGCCGATGATGCCCTTCTTCTCCGTCGGGTCTTCCTGCTTCTCAGCCGCCCGTTTGATCGCTTTGTGGACGCGTGAGCTCTCCGGCCATGTTGTTTGATCCTGCCAGTCGTCATAGCGTGCGAGTACGGCGTCCGCGTCGATCGGCGCGCCGTCGCTCACCTCGAACGCATAGTCGCCGTCTACGGGCGTCGAAGGCCAGTACATAAGCCGGTGCGGCTCATACGTCGTATCGTCGAACGCTTCGATATCGATGTCGGCGGCGACACGGCGCGCGATTGCCTGATACTCATCCGGGCTGACCGGTCGTGAGAGCGGCAGAACGAGGCGTACACGCGGCGCTGCCGGCGTATGCTTATGCGTGCTGTAGAGGATGCCCGCGGGGCTGTCAAGGACGATCATCGCCGCATCCCAGAGTCCGTCATACGCGAAGTCCGCGTCGAGCGTCAGGAGCTGACGCGAGATCACGCTGTCCGACTTTCGGCGACCGCCCTTCAGCGCTCCACCGACAAAGCCCCCGACATCCTTCACCCGCTGCTGCTCGGTCTTGGGGAGTGCCTTATACTCTTCGACGGTCTCCCCCGTGCGCGTCGTCTCCGATAGGCGTGCCACGAGCGCCGACCATAGCATCTCCTTGTTTTTCCATTTTGTCTCCGTCCGTGACCGCCCTACGGCGACCGTGAGACGGACGTCGTAGTGCAGTGCAGGGACGGCGGAATGCTGCTCTGTACTCATTTGGCAGGATCCTTACAGAGCGCGAGCACCGCACCTGCGGTAGCCCCCTGAAAGAGGACAGGGCATTTCGGCGAAACGTATATCGTAAAGCACTCTGACACGTGCAGGATATAGTCAAGGATGATGACGAGTCTATTTGCCATGAGACGCATACAAATAGCTTCATCAGGTTTTGCTGCGGCGCCAAGAAGCCTGAATTGATAACACGCGCTGAGATTTTCGGTGTGTGTTTTAATGGTTAATTCGCGGCACTTCCAGCAAAGGCTGATGACCGGCTGATCTCCTTTGTCAAAAAGCTTAGACAGTGGTTTCAGCGCCTGCAGCAGCGTTGACGCCTCTTTCCGGTTCAGTGTGACTTCCATAGCAGCTTTATCCGTATCAGGGATAGCACGATTGACATTCAGCTTGACGTCATACTTTTCACCGGTATCATAGTCATAGGCGCCATACTGTTCGGAAGGCGCTGCCGACCATATCATAGCAGCGCTGTCCGTTGCGTACACCTTGCCCTCAGCGTAATAGAGCGACCGAAGGATACGCGGTACGAGCGGTTTGTTCGGATCCTGCTTAAGTACAAGGAGCTTCCCTGCCGCTTTCAAAAAATCTTTCATTTGACAGCCTCCTTCACACCGCCGCAGCGATGATCTCATTTTCAGTCGCCGGGGTCGGCTCTTTCACGTCGGAGCAGTTGATATAGCTGACGCCTGTCTGCTTTGCCCACGCGATAATCTCGTTATTGACCTCCGGTCGTTCGTGCACGGGTCTGTTTCGGTCAATTTTCGCCTGTATGATCGCGCCGCCCTTGACCTCGATGCAGGCAGTGAGCTTCCCGCGGTCATCCGTCATGAGCACGATGCTTGTTTCACCGTCCCTTACACGTCGCGCATAGGTGCCGACGCAGTTGTGGAGTGTGTCACCTGCCTCGTACAGTACCGAGGAATGCTCCGGCAGGAAGAATTTCACACGGTCAGTCTGCATCGCAAGCCTGCGACGGATCGGATCAAGCGTGTTGTCAAACGCGTAGTCCGGGCGAGATTCGATCCTTAGCCGCTCGACAAGCCAGTCATGCAGATCATGGATCCGCGGCGGATGCCTGCGGAGCATTTCTAGCGTCGCGTCTCCCGCCTGATTCAGCATACGGAAGGTGTCCTGCAGTATCATCATTCGCGGCTCGCCGAGCAGTCGCAGCAAGTCCCTATCTGTATAGATGGGGCGTAGTATCTGTACTTGTACGCACAGATACTCGAGTAACCTATTCACGCTGATACCGTAGTAACCATAGACGCCGTCACTGTTACGGTTGTCTGCAATAATGCGGCAACACCGCCTGTACGCCGCCATAAGGCTGTCGGGCTTGTCAAATATGCGATGCAGCAGCACCAGGATTCCCACGTCGAAAGGATCTTCCGTGAGTACGCGCCGGATTGACCGCGTATTTGGCAGCCCTCCCGCTTCGATGAGACCCGCAACCGTACTTTTTGCTTTGCGCAGGACGTCAAGGTCAAAGTTCTCAGGGAACGTGTGAGAGTCAGTTACTGCCTGTATCTGAGCCGTATTAAGGGCGCGCCATATGGGCGAGAGATTCGGGGCATCGGTAAAAATCATGCGATAGGCAATGTTGCCGATGGGCAGGAGCAGCCATCCGGACGAGCGCCCGGATGTGCAGAACATATGCGATACAGGATGTTTCAGTCGACAAGCTAGTTTCTTCCGCACGGCTTCGCGCAGGTCTTTCAGCAGGTCGGTCACTGCAGACTTACGGTCTCGGACAGAAAAGTGTGCATAGAGATACCGCAACACGGAGAATCTTCCGAGCCTTGGCAGTTCGCACGGGTCTCCGAGCTCAATCCGCTGTGCCTCACGACCACAAGAGTATCGCCGCCATGTTGTACGGCGGTGCCGTATGTCGAACCGGAATACCTCATGATAGCGCGTCTGCTCCCAGTATTGCCGCGAAGCTTGGGGCGTATCGTCTGCATAGGTGGTTAATCCGTTGCCGCGCACTGTGAGGCGGACGACGTCATTATAGACGTCCAGCCGCAGGTACATATCCAGCGGTACAATGTATCCCTGCGGTACATATAACGTATCATGATCGCACTCCCCAAACCTTATAGGTGCTCCGCATTTCGGACAATGTGTCCGTGTGTTGTGAAAGATACTGGAGCGCACGTCCGGCATCTTGAACGAGCCGCCACATTCAGCATGATAAAACATCAGCTCTTCGGGGTAATAGCTGCGCAGGATCGTCATGTATACGCCGAACATGCGCGGAATACGTACGTCGTTGATCAGCATACGCGCCCTCCTTAATCGAGGAAGTCAAGCGCGTCGTCTTCGTCTGCAGGTGCTGGCGCGGGCGCGGGCGTCTCTTCGGCTTTCTTCTTGGGACGGCTCTTTTTCTTCGGCGCAGACTTTTCTTCGGACTTCGCCGCCGCTTTCTCCTGCTTTGGGCTCAGCATTTCTTCAAGAGCGATTGCGACCTTGCAGGCGCGCCGCATATCTTCGACATATCCGCGCAAGTGATCAATGTCTTCTGCCGAGACGTCGCCCGTAGCCTCCGCGGCATCCGCTTTATCGATAAGGTTCTGCAGCTCCTTCAGTACCCCGAGCTGACTGTTCATTTGATGTTTGATCATAGTCATGTACCTCCGTCAATCCTTTTTGTAGTAATCTGTTGTGTATCCGTCTGCCGTGAGCACGAGCCCCGGCGCCCAGTTGATGGGCTTACTCATAATCTCGCACACGTCGGTAAGACAGTCCGCGCTTCGCGGTGTCTCGATAACAACCTCGTCGTGGATGTGCATCACGATCGGATAGCCTGCCGCCTCCAGCCGCGTCATCGCGACCGCAAGGCAGTCGCGGGCGATTGCCTGCACGACATTTTCAACGAGTTTCCCGGAATATGTTCGCTGTTTCCCCCAGCCTCCGACATCTCTGCCGTAGTATGTCATCCCCTCACGGCCAAAGCTCTCTTCATACTCGATACGGGGCTTTACGTAGGCAAGACTGCGTCCCGAGGGGAGACGAACGAACAGCATACCGGAACGGTATGCGAGCTTGACGCCGTGCCGCAGTGGTACGCTTGAGCGCTCACGCACGGCTTCAAGGGCAGCGTTGCCGACGTCGTCCCATAGTCGCACGATGCGCGGGCTTGCCTTCCGCCAGCTCTGCTTGATCTCCTCGAGTTCTGCGTCCGTGAGGCCGATTTTATCGGCTCCCATACGCTTCAAGGCGCCCACACCGCCTTGATATCCGAGGGCGAGTTCGGCGACCTTCCCCTTCTGCCGGAGGTGCCCGTTGACACCATGCTTTTCGACGGGGACATGGAACATCTTTGAGGCTGAGGCGCAGTAGATATCACCGCCGTCCGCGAAGACATCCATGCGCCACTGCTCCCCCGCAAGCCACGCGATGACGCGTGCCTCAATCGCGGAGAAGTCCGCCACCGTGAAACGCATCCCCTCAGCCGGGATGAACGCCGTACGGATGAGCTGAGACAGCACGTCGGGCGGATCATCAAAGAGCATCTCAAGCGCGTCCGTATCGCCGCGGCGCAGGAGCGCGCGGGCATCGTCAAGTTCCTCCATCGTGTTCCGAGGCAGGTTCTGCACTTGCACGAGCCGCCCTGCCCATCGCCCGGTTCGGTTTGCGCCGTAAAACTGTAACAGCCCGTGCGTGCGTCCGTCGTTGCAGCGTGCCTGCATCATCGCCTCATACTTCTTAACCGAGGTTTTTGAGAGCAGCATTTTGAGCCGCAGCATCTTCTTGACGGTCTCGCTTTTAGCTGTCTCTATCAGCTCCGGTATCGTCTCTTTCGTGAGGGATAGCGGGCGCGCGCCCTCCTGCTCATAGATCCAGTGCTTGAGTTGTTCCCCGCTGTTCGGGTTTTCAAGCCCGGACAGTGCAGAGGCTTCGGCTGTGACCTCCGCCCGGAACGCACTGTCAAACGCGGTGGCATTCTGCGCGAGGATCTCGTCGATGCGAACGCCTCGGTCATTGATACGTTGGTCGAGCGCCCACAGCGCGCTCTCTGTCTCCGGCACGGGGTAACCCGACAGTCTCCGTCGTACTTCGCGCTCCGCTTCAACGTCGCGCACGCAGTAGGCTTTGAACGTCTCCCACTTCTCCGGCGCATCATTCGGCAGGTTCTGCGTCCGTCCGCCGTTGGATTTGGTCGGTTTACACGGCTTGCAGAAGTACGTGATCAGCTGCGTGCCGACGCTCATCTTCTCTTTTTCTTCGCCGAGCTTCAGCGTCTTTGACACCTCCGCAAGGCTCCCGGGGAGCCCGAGCGTCAGCGCATGAACCATCGTGCATGACCAGCCGGCAGGGTCGAGAAACGCAAACGGCTCGCCTTCCTTATGCAGATAATGACTGAGCACCGTGCGTTCGAACTGTGCATTGAACGCGCACTTCGTGATGCCGTTGTCGGTGAGCGCGCTGAGCACGTCTGCGGGGATGGTCTCCCCTGCCGTTAGATCAACGATCTGCACCGACGCGTCATCCCACGCATAAGCAAACAGCAGGATCTCGGCGTTCTCGGCGTAGCGGTAGCCCCCAACGGTCTTGATGTCAAGCGCTGAATAGGTCTCAAGGTCAATCGATAAAATCATGTCTCACCTCTCGTCTATAAAAGGGAGTAACGAATCGCTACTCCCTTTTTCCTCCTTAAACCTATGTCGCCTTATGCAAGGAACTCGTCGTCATCTTCGAGTTCGTCAAAATCATCCTCTGCGGGGTGCGCGCTGCTGAGCGGATCGCCGTCTCCTACTTTTTGAATATTGCCGAGCCCGCATCCGATACCGATGTTGCCGTTTGAGTTAAATGCGTAGAACGTGACGCTCACATTCGCATAGCAGCCGCTGTACACCTCCGCACGATCCATAATCGGCTGTACATGCCGATCTACAATCTTCGGGGGATAGTTGACCGTTGCGTTCGCGTTGATGAACATGCAGCCCTCATAGGCCGGATCGTCCGGACGATCCTCATCACCGTCCCGCAGCGGCAGCTTGATGTTCGGAGGAATGACGCCCTTCTTGTTGGCAAGCTTTGTTTTACCCTCTTCCTTCGCCTCAGCAATCGCCTTTTTGATGGCGTTCAGGGTCTTCGTGTCCGTCTTACGGATGATCAGAGAAGCGCTGTACTTCTTATCGCCACCCGCAGCCGGCTCCTTCGGTTCCCAAATGTTAGCGTACGACAGGCGTACGTTCTTCAACACTAATCTACTCATTTTCTGATTCCTCCATGTCTAAATCATTAAATTTCATCGCGGCCGGATCGTACTCCGGTCGCTTGTCATCTACCGGTGCAAGCGTCGGCTTGCCC